AGATAATACAATCTGATAGAAACCAACTTCCCTGTGGTAGTTATCACCGTATGTTGGGTTTTCTACAGGAAGTGGAACAAGCCTTGTTAGTTGATATGGTTCTGATGCTTTGGGAGTAAAAGATACGTTCTCAAAAGCTGTCTTAGAACTTCCTAAACCTTGTGGTATATTGATGAGAGATTGTTCGAAAGCTTTTCTTAAATTACTTTGCATTTATAACTTACTCACCTTCTCTGCTACAGCTTCTAATATGGCTTCTGCTGTTGTTGCACCATCTCTTACTACGTGATAGCCATCTTTATCACCCCAACCACGTAAAGCTCGCAATCCGACAGATTCCCAACCTTCTTCAACTTTATCAGCATGTTCTACATTATTAGTTACATAAACTTTTTCTTCAAAGTTATATGACTTTCCTTTAACAATAGCCTCTGCTACAGCTTCTGTTCCTGCACTATCAGCATCTCTTATTGATTTGTCAGGGGTTCCAAGACCAACTTGCCAAGAGTTTTTAAAATCACCAACATCATTATAAACTTCACCCATCCTTGATGGATAAACTTCAACACCAAGAGGTGATTCATCTATCATGAATATTGCAATCTTTTCTGCACTCTCACCAACAAGCATCTTACTCTTTTGTTTTATCTTTTCTCTTAGTTGAGATATTCCTGCACTACCACTATAGACTGCCATATATTATTCCTCATACATTATGAAATAGTACAGAACAACTTCCATGCAGCTACAGTTTCACCAGCCCATGATTCAGATATAGCTTCAACTCTATAAGCAGATTTAGCATCTAATTCATTACCGTTAATAGTATCACCTACTTTTGGTTTAACAGGAAGATCAGCAGCAGCCACAACCATTACACAAACTTCTTTACCTACTAAGTTAGGAGATTTAATCTCTCTTTCTTTTGGTTCTGATTTATATATTTTAATATTGTAAGATTGTGTATAAGCTTGCATCATCTGCGTTTCTACGTTATACACTTCTTCTGTAATATGATTGTATGTTCTTACTGCACCGTATCTCTGTACAAGACGTTGTGAACTTCTTCTGAATCTACTCTCTACTGTCACTGAAGTCATACTCCTTCAAGAATGCCTCTACTGTTGTATAGAAAGCTCCTGCTGAGTCTGCAAAACCTCTCCAATATTCAAATTTATTGTCTTTATCATCTTCATAAGTTTTCTTCAAAGCAGATTTCAAACTTATCAGAAAGTTTTGAATATTAACTTCATTGTCTGTCATTGTTATTCCTTAGATTTCAAATGGAGAAGCTGAATAGCCAGAAGCATTAGGGTTAAAAATATCTTGTTGTGTATTTGTACTATTCACAGCAGTATAATCTTTAGGAATACCTACATCTGTAATCACTGTGAAGTTATCTTCCTTATCAATATTACTTCTAATATCTGTCTTACTAATACCACCAGCATAAGCTCTAGCTGAATCAATCGCTATTGAGAAGTTAGGGTTATTTAGATAAAGCTGTAAAGACTTCATGTAGTTCTCGAACCAAGTATGACCCCAAATCTCTAGCATATCGCTTCTTTCGTGCGTAAACTGACTAAGAATAAATAACGCTGTTTTAGCAGCATCTAAGGAGGCTCTTTTAATCGAATTATTATTCTTCTCTAAGAAGTATGTAAGTTCTTCATCTGAGAGAATGTCAGCAGCTTCATTCACAAGTCCGATTTCGATTCTAATTTTTTGTACATCTGTAAATGCCATTATTTCTCTCTTATTATATAAATTATAATATTGGTGTAACCTACCATATAGATAAGTTACACTGTATTATAACTTGCTGTTATTAAACAGAAGCGTTCTTAGTAAGACGAACTACCGCAGATGGTCTACGGATAAGAGACAGAGTATTCTGTTCAGATTCAATCTCTACTTTAGAACCTTTAGGGTCGGTGAAAGTCCACAAATAACTTTTCTCACCTAGAGTATTCACATAGTCTAGTTTGTTAGCAGGAGAGAAGTAAGTGATGAACATATCACGAGTACCTGTAGGGATTACATAAGCATCACCAGCAGGGATTAGTTTCTGTGTAACGCCAGCAGCGTCTTTGTAGCTACCAACATAACGATAGAAAGTACAACCACCGTGTTCAAACTTAGCATAGCGACCATCACGTAAGCCGTTGCGAAGTGGCTCTTGTGTTGATTGGTAGAACTTGTAAGCTTCTTTAACACCAGCTTGAGATACAAGAGCATCGAAGAACTCTGGTGAACAAAGAGCGATGTAGTTCTCAATAATCTCACCATCAAGAATGTTTTCTTGAATATGGTCGGTCACTTCACGAATCTTAGCGATAACATCGGTAGCAGCGTTAGCTAGGTCGAAAGCTACTTCTTTACGAGTAACACCGAAATCAGTGTAGTAGTTACCAGCTACAGTACCGTTAGGTGCATAGATCGTACCTTGAGTGATCGCTTGCATACGAGATACTTCAAGAGTGACTGCGTGTTTACGAGCAATATCTTCTAACTTACGAGCCATAACAGCAGCTTGTACCTCAGCAGAATCCGAACCGTATGCACGTTTCCCTTGAATATCTTCAGGAGAAAGGTAATCATCAAGAGGGAAGTGAGGAATTGGGAAAGAACGTAAGTTACGAGTACGATCTTTGTTTACGTTATTACGCTCACCACGTACACGGTCAGGAATCAGAGCGAGTGTAGCAGCAGTTGATTCTACGGTGATGTTATGTTGGGTAACAGACTCATCACGGAAGATACCTAGTTGGTTGACAAGACCGTATGTATTAGGAATTAACAGTAATTCTTCTGTTAAATCTGTCATCTCAAAAGGAGCAGTAAAACTACGAGTAATAGCCATGTTTATTTATTTCCTATGTTATTCTTATTATTAAACTGTTTCGTTTACTAAGATATTCTTAGCTTCTAAAGCATCATACACAGCTTGTTTCTTAGTAGCATCATTATAAGAAGCATCAAGAACAAGAGCACCTTTAGAAAGAATTGCATTACCACGTACAATTGTTAATACTTTAGTGTCAGTGGTTGCAGCTACAGATTTATCTTCAATAACTACAGCAGCAGGAACTTTAGAACCATCAACAGCAGTTTCTTTAGCTACCACATATTTACCAGTTGCAGTTACTTTACCAAGAACAGTACCAACTTGGTAAGTTGTTGCAGCAGCTTCATTTACAGTTACAGCAGCACGGCAAAACCCAAGAGAAGGTTCGTACTCATATTTAACAAGGTTAGATAAACGTGGTGTGTCAGTCGCAAAAATTGGCATTGTTATTATTTCCTATATTATTTATTATATTTTTCAGCAAGGATTGCTTGTAAAGCAGATTTCTGTACTTGCTCACCAGTCTTAGCACCAGTTTCAACAAAGAAACCATTTGCATCTACTTTAGCAGTAAGAGCTTTAACAACTTCTACTACAGCTTGGAAATCTTCTGCTTCTAAACCTTTAACAGCTTTGAATAGTTTCTCAGCTTGTTCTTTATCTTCTACAGCAGCAACTAGATCAGCATTACGAGCTTTAGCAATTTGCTCTTGTTCTTTTTGTTTAAATAGTTCAACAGCTTCTAATGCTTTTTGCAATTGAACAGCTTGCTCATCCAGAGCTTTCTTCAAAGCTACTGCATCTTCTACATTAATTTCAGGTTGATTTCCTGACATTGTGTTTTCCTCTTGATTGTGAACGGCTATTTTAGCCTTTTTACTTATTTTCCCTGTTTAACAGGGGTTGTTGGCTCACCGCCACTTAAATCTTTTTGTTTTAATGCTTTCTCAAAAAGCTTCTGTTCATTAATAACAGACCAATAATCTTTTTCTGATAAAGCTGCTAACATTTCTAATTTGTTATCTGTTTCAGCAAGAGATTTAACTAATGTAATACCTTGCTTACGATATTCTAACCAAGCTAATTTATCTTCTTCTGTTGGACTGCGATAGGTTGCACCTTCTTCTGCTAGTTTCTCATCAAACCACTCATAGAAGTAATCATCGTTATACACACCAAGATCATCTGATTCACTTTCTGAGTCCATGCCCTCATCACCAAACCCTAAGATAGAGGTTAGAATCTTTGCATCCTCTTTCCACATATCAAAGAATTTTTGTAAGAAGTCATCAAACTCCATCACTACTTGAACTTTCTGTGCTTTCTGAATAAACTCTTTAGAAAACTTGTCAGCAGATTTAATTACTAAGGTTTTAAAAGAATTTGCAGCACCACCTTGAGATGCACTTACTAAAGCTACCGCACTACCTTCTGCTTCAAAGTTAAATTTAGAAATCTTACGTTTTGCTTTTGTTTTTACAGTTGTCATTATATTCTCCAATCTGTTTATTCAATTTCAGATACAAAGCCTTCGCATTGAACACTCAGACCGTTAAACTCTCCACTCTTGATAGATTCCCAAACTAGGTTTCCACTCTCTGAATCGTTAACATGAATCTTAGCTAACCAAGAGCCTTTCTTGATAAAAGTTTCACCTAAGTTCATCTCTGTTTCACTGATATAAGACTCTACAAATTCAAAAGCTGTTGTATCGACTAAATGAAATAGGTTTGCTTTACGACAGAAGCGATTGAAATCATGACAAGCACTTTCTACTGTGTCAGCGTCATACCAATCACCGTGTAGGTCGGATGTAGTTAAGTCATCATCTTGAGGTTCTAATACTAAGAATGTTGCTAATCGTTTTTCTTCATTGAGAGATTTAGCAATAGGGACAGCTTTAATTGTTTGTTCTGCCATTAATTACCTCTGTTATTATTCTTATT